TAACAGCGGCTCCTCGGCAAAAATTTCAATTTGTAGTTGAATTTAAGTCAACAGTAACAACCCTTCAAGATCAATTAGATAAGTTAAAATTAATAATACGAACTGCTGAGATGCCAAGTTTTCAATTTGATACACAAGTATTAAATCAATATAACAGAAAACGGGTTATTCAGACAAGGGCAAATTTTCAACCAGTAACTATTACATTTAATGATACAAGAGATAATAAATGGCAGAATGTTTTTAAAGAATATCTTAAATATTATTATAAAGATGGGCGAACACTTGGTCATAATTACCAAACTTCTGATACCGTACAAGAATATGCAACAACAGATAATTTTGGTTTAAAATCCCCAAAAGAAACTACTTCGGGATCATTTGAACGATACTTTTTTAGTCAAATTAGAATGCATAGAGAATATGGCGGAGTTGGTGCTCCAACACAAGAATCTGTTACACTTTTTAATCCTGTAATAATTACATGTAGCCATGATACTCTTGATTATTCTGATTCAGGTCCTGTTACCTGGAATGTCCAATTTGCATATGAAGGTATTACATATGATGATAGTTGGGGCGAACGAAATATGTCAAATTTAGGTGATGATATTTCTTCATTTGTGAAAAATGCAGGATCTGCATTAAGTTCTTTGGGCGGAAGATTAGGTTTTTAATATGGCATATAAGTCTGAAACAGCATCAACAACATCAGCAAATACCGGAGTAGGTAGAGCCCAAGAAGTACGAGCTACCCTAGGAAAAGATTCTACAGAATTTGATAGTAGATTAATAGGCGATTTAGCCTCTGCAACATTTGATTTTTTACCAACAGAGCATGATATTGTAGTTGGTGAATTGCAAGGTGCAGGTATTTCTAAATTAGCAAGCAAAACATTGGCCTTTGAAATATTAGCACTAGCAAAATATTATGATAAAAAATACGACGAGTTTTTACCACTCATTGACGTAAATGGTCTTGATCTTACAGATGAGATCATCTCAACATTAAATACTACTAGAGCCTCTAATAACCAATTAGGAAGGCAAAGCGTGTCAATAAATGAACATGTTTCTAGACAAGTAATAGATTAATGGCGACAAAATATCAACAAGGACATTTTAGCCCGCAAAATCCAGATAAGTATATAGGAAAACATGAACCTATATACAGATCAGGATGGGAATTGGCATTTATGCGGATGTGCGATAACCATCCAAATATATCTAAATGGGCATCCGAAGCACAACAAATAGAATATATGAATCCCTTTACGGGTAAACGATCTAGATATATACCTGATTTTTTTATTGTCTATACAGACAAAGAAGGAAAAAATCATGCAGAAATTGTTGAAATCAAACCTTATAAACAAGCAGAAATAAAAGAAGCAAGATCAAAGTCAGATAAAGCAAAAGTAGTATTAAATATGGCTAAGTGGGAAGCCGCTAAACAATGGGCAAATAAAGCAGGCATACGATTTAGAGTTGTTACTGAACATGAAATATTTCATAGTATGAAAAAGAAAAAGAAAAAATGACTAAAAAACTTGAAGAAACATTTAATCTTCCTAACATTTCTGAAATAAGTCAAAATGACATTAAAGATATAATTACATCTGAAGGTGAAATTATTCCTCAACCTCCGCCTGAAATATACCAAACAAAAGAAGCATTATCACTTGCAGATAAGATAGACAAAGCATTACCTGCCGTTAAAGATATAAACACAAGCGACGAAGATATGGATAGATATGCTGATAAGGCAGAAAAAGCATTTGAAGATTTAATGGATCTAGGATTTAATGTAGAAGATAGAAATGCAGGACATATATTTGCATCAGCCCAAACCATGTTAAAAAATGCCATAGAAGCAAAAAATTCAAAATCAGATAGAAAATTAAGAGCAATAGAACTACAACTTAAAAAACTTAGATTAGACCAAAATGAATCAAAAAATGCAAGTTATGAGCATGTAGTGGATGCGGATTATGTTGTAAGCGACCGCAATTCCCTCATTAATGAGCTTACAAAAAAGTTAATAGATGATAAATAATTAAAATACATTTTAAGGATTTAGGTTATGACATATCAAAACTCAGCTCAATTACTTCGTAAATATTCGGATATGATTAAAGAAATGCAACACCCTGTTGTTGAATCAGATGAAGAAGAAGTAGACGAATCAAAAGAAGAAGTTGACGAAGCAAAAGAAGACAAAAAAGAAGATAAAAAAGAAGAAGTCGACGAAGCCAAAGAAGAAGACACTGAAGACGACGACAAGGAATAGTACATGAAATCTTTTAGTCAATACTTGGCCGAAGCAGAAAAAGAACATGTTTTTAGGGTTAAAGTTGCCGGAGATTTAAAAGACGAGCAATTGGATAGAATGGAAGAAGCCTTAAAGAAATATGAGGCATTTTCAATATCTAAACCTAAGAAGACAATAATGCAGTCCAATGCTCCCGACTTTGATGCTTTGGGTCCAGCTGAAATAAACATTATAGATTTAAAAACTCGGCAATCTGTTGCTCCACATATCTTATTAAATGATATTGTAGACGCATTGGGTGTACCAGAATCTATAGTTAGGGTTAGAAACCCTGCAATGGAGGAAGAAGAAGTGTCGGCAGATGCTAAAAAAACTTTACTTTCAACAGATTCGGAATATCCTAAAGACGAACACGGCGAACCTGGTTCTAAATTTTATGGTGATGAATATAACTCAACATTTCTTAAAGAGCTTGCAAAAAATAGAGCAACTCCAAAAACTGAGTTTGCAAAGAAACCTGAAAAAGTTGAAGTAATGAAAAACGAATCTCCAGGTAAAGATAGTCCATTATCTAAACCTCACAATCCAGATCCAAGAGGGAAAAAATAATGAATTTAGCTGATATTTTAAAACTAGCCGGACTAGCACAACAAGAACCAATGAACTCATTAAGTTCACCAGGATCTAGTTGTAACCAACATATGAATCCGGAAGATATGCGTACATTGGTTGTTAAAATAGAACAACCCCAACCAGAACAAGAAATGGTTGCAACAGAAGAAGCAGAAGCTAAACTTGCTAATGCACCTGACGAACAAGAAGTTGGCAACACACACGACGACTTTTCATTTAGTGGTTTTGGAAAACGTAAAGCACATACACGTGATGCCATAGGCAACTATGGTGATAATCCACTTGCAGAATCACAACTAATTGCTGAATACGAAAATTTTAAAATTTAATATTTAATGTATGGGCAACTTTGATACAACTCTCGTAAAACGACCCCACCTACAAGAAAAGTATACCGACGATCAAATCAAAGAACTAACCAAATGTATTAAAGATCCTGTATATTTTATGGGTAATCATTGTTATATACAACATCCTGTAAAAGGTCGTGTAAAATTTAATTTATATGAATTTCAAGAACGACTAGTTAGGATGTATGATAACAATAGATATGCAATAGCACTCCTTCCACGACAAACAGGCAAATCAACTGCCGCTTCTGCATACTTATTATGGTGGGCTATGTTTAAACCAGATAGTACAATATTAATTGCCGCACACAAATACGCAGGTGCATTTGAAATAATGACTCGTTTGCGTTTTATATATGAAACTTTACCCGATTATATAAGAGCAGGTTGTACAAGTTATAATAGAGGTTCCATGGAATTTGAAAACGGATCACGTATTGTATCGCAAGCAACAACAGAAACAACTGGTCGAGGTATGAGCTTAACATTAATTTACTTAGATGAGTTTGCATATGTTCAACCACGTATAGCACAAGAATTTTGGACCTCACTTTCTCCTACCCTTGCAACTGGTGGTAAATGTATTATTACATCGACACCAAATCAAGACAATGATCAATTTGCCCAAATATGGAAGTCTGCTATAGATACTTCAGATGAATATGGCAACGAACAAGAACTTGGCAAAAATGGATTTAAATCATTTACTTGTCATTGGAGTGAACATCCTGAGAGAGATGAAACATGGGCAAACGAAGAACGAGCTAAGATTGGCGAAGATCGATTTAGAAGAGAACATGAATGTGAATTTATAACAGCAGATGAAACATTAATTGCTCCTTTAAAATTGGTGCTATTAGAAAGTATTCGACCTGTACGTACTGAAGGGCAAGTACGTTGGTATAAAGAATTAAATAAACATTCTACATATATAATTGGTTTAGATCCAAGTATGGGTACAGGATCTGATTATTCTGCTATACAAGTTTTTTG